GCGGTCCGTTTCCGCTATTGGATCTATTACTTATTACGCTTGTTATTATTGTGGATAACCTGGGGATAAGTCAATAGCATTACCGCTATCTATTAAACGGATTATCGTAGGCCTTAGTTTTGGCGGCCAGTTCCGGAGATATCACGTTCGCGGCGTGTTTACAGTGAGGATGGAATAATCCCTCGGATTTCGCCTGGGCGAGAGTACCGGCGACAGTGTATCCGCCGGCGAGCTTGGATCCGGTCGGAGTATTGCCGGTAATCGATAGGATCTTCCCCTCCCATTTACGACATGCGGGGTGCTCGGTCCCATGATTCGAGATCTGGACGAGATCGTATCCATACTGGACCATTCGATTTACGAGCCCCTCATTACGAGCCTCGACGGCTTTCGTCCGGACGAGCATATTCGAGTAACGATCGAACGACCATTCCCGGCCCGATCGGTCGATGAGAGATCCGATCCCGGTATCCTCGATTTGCTTTACGAGTGCCTTAGAGATCATCTTCCGGGTTTCGGCCGTAAGTTTGCCCTCGGCGATCGTCATCGTGAGCTGTTGGCGTTGCGTCTGGGAGATAATAGCGGATACGTTTTTCGAGATCCCCGTTATTGCCTGGAATGCGGCGTAACGTGTTTCGTCCACGAGTGCGGCAATAGCCCGGACGTTTATCGGAGCGGATCCGGCTGTGGATAAATCGACTCCCAGTTTCCGGAGATCCTGGAGGGCAATAGCCGCGCCGTCGTTATAGTATTTCGGGATCTCTGTTTTGATCCACTTATCGACATCGACGCCTAGCTGTTCGAGCTCATGATTAATACGGACCATGAGGCGGGCCCGTTGGATCTGGCCGGCGGCCGAGGCGGTTATGATCTCCTTAGTAATTTTCGTGTATACCTGGAAATATAAATCGATAAGAGCCTGGATACCCGGTTCTCGTAGCTTTACGGGGCCGCGATCTGCCATAGGTTATTCTCCCGGGTTCGGATTTGGTGGGGTAGGGGGATTATTTGGAGGCGTTGGCGGTTGGCCGTTGTCATCGAGCGGAGGTAATGTCGGACCATCCTCGGCGTCGATCTCCTTGACCTTAGCCTGGGCCTCCTCAGGAGTTTTTCCGTCCAGTTTAGCGATCTCGTCGGCGCGAGACGATAGGCCGGCGTCGATTCGAGCCGTAGCGTTCTCGACTTGCTCGGTTTCGTCATTGATAACGCCATCGCCCCATTTAATAGTCGGACGTTCGATTTCGCCAGGAGCGGCGTCGCCGGCTTTTACGCCCCAGGCCTTAGCGAGCTCCATCGCGGTAACGAGCATATCTTTGATCGCGAGATCATAGTATGAGATCTTACGGTTTCGTTTGCGGATGGTAGATAATAGCTTGAACTTGAGAGCGCGGCCTGATTCGGCCTGACCCTCTTTATCCGCGCCCATAGTAGCCGGAGCGATCTCGGAGAACATAAAGAGCATTTCGACGAGTTTATCGATCTCCAGGAATGCGCTTTCGAGGTTGGCGTTCCAGACGATATATTCCGGCTTATTGAATCCAGGGTTTTCGTTATCGACCTCGAACATTCCGATCGCCTCTTTTTTGACCTTACCCTCCTCATCGATAACCCCAGGAGGGACCGCGAGAATCGGGTCTGAGTGCTTATCCAGGATATTATCGGTTTTTGTGAGACGGTTATTTAATGCGAAAAACAGGGATTCGAGATCCTTGTAGTCAGACGGTCCCCAGAACTTGCCGTCGCGATAGTTCGGGATAAAGAATATGAGCGATCGATCGACTTTCGTAGCCTCGAGGGATGGGAACCCGAAATCCTCGGGGATCTCGGCGGAAATGATTTTATTTGAGGCTGGATCGTACTCGAAAACTTCGTGGGTAATTTGGCCGGGCTGGTGCGTTTCCTTATGGAGGTACTGTTTCCCGTTCTGCCAGAATGTCGTCGCGATGACGTCCTGGACGGTAACATTCCGGGCGGCCTTGCTATCGAAAACAGGAAAATATTTCTCGGCCCCGATTTGCTCGATGATAATCTCCGGTTTCGCGGTATTGTCGAGAGGGTTCCGCTTGCCGATCCGGATTTTGAATACATCGCCACCGCGCCGGCTGTTTATGATCGATGACTCGTAAAGCTGATTAATAAGATCGTTTTCGTGGACGAGGTTCGAGACGAACTCCTGAGAGTTCTTATCCTTGACGTCGATCGTTACCTCCTCGCCGAATAGCATATCGGCGACGACTCGGCTCATAAGGCCCGCGAAATTAGCTACGATGTAGCGGAGTTCTTTATACTGTTTCGTGAATTCGCCAGGGATTTTATAGGAAAAAGCGGCGTAATGATCGCCCTCGTAAAGCTGGTCGTAGTGCTTGTATTTATCCAGACGGTCCCGATCGGCCATCTTTGGGAATATTAGAGGGTTATCATTTTGCATATTTTTATAATATCATTATCCCGCTTTAGTTTATCCTACTTGACATATTATGCGTTTTATGCTAGTATGTACTTATGAATCCAGAAACAAAAACATTCCGAATTTGTTACGACGGTAAACTCGATTATCGGGCTACCTATACACCTATCATAAAACAGATCATCGTAAAACGCGCGTCCCATTTATGGGATCAGATCGATTTCTTTTTCGTGAATTCACGCTGGCCCCGTAAGGGCGAACTATAACCCGCCAGACTTGCCGGCGAATACCCTCTTTTTCCCTCGAGCTTTATCTTTGTATTTAATCATTTGGATCGCGATCATATCCGCGAATAACATGTCGTCATGTTTCCCTGTCGCATGTTCCCGCTTGCCGCCCTCTTTTCGGACGAATGTTTTCATTTGAGAGAGCGTGAGAGCTGATAGGCCTTTGAGCGTATCCTCCTCGAAATGCATAACGAAATCGTCGATCATGACGTCGCGGCTCTGGCCCGTAGTGGACCACCCGAGTTTTTTCGTTTTTTGCTGGCGTTTCTGATCGATCTTGACGGTAACGTAAATATTGTCGTAGATCTTCGACAGGAACAGGACCATCGAGAGCATGTTATTTTCGACGCCGGCGAACGCGTCATTATAGAACTCGGCCACTTCCGCCGCGAGCTCGGCCGCTTTATCTGGACGTAGAGCCCCGGACCATTCCGCGCATTTATTGTAATCATCATCCCATACGGCGATCGCGCCAGGGTCGCCACCAGATCCACCGTCGGACGGGTCGGCCCCCAGGGCGTAGAACTTGCCGGGCTCCGGCTCCTTGAATATGCGGATCTTCTCCCCTTTTACCTTTTCCGACTTCATTTCGCGTATAGCCTCGGCCGGTTTTATCATCGCCAGGATATCGCTATCGAATACGTTTCCGAGTCCGGACTGGAACGCCTCTATCACTGTGGACGGGTATTCCTGACGCATAAGCTGGATCCCGGAGAGTCCCACCTTATCATCGCTCGCCCGGGCGGCCTTTTCGAGATCCTTTACTTTCCAGAAATACCATCGGATCTGATCGTCGTCGAGATGATACTGATAGTGCTCGAATACGATCTTATCCAGGGCCTCCATAGCGGCGTCGCGCTCGAGTGGTGGTCCAGGGAGGCGATACTGAGGGTCCTCGTGCCATGCGAAAAATAGGGCCAGTGTATCCATGAGAGGATCCGGGCCCGGGTTTTCGTAGTCCTCCATAAATGCGTCGTAATACTCATTAAATCCGTTCGCGGTCGTTTCCTCGGTAATGCGGCCAGAGAGCGGGACCGCCTGTTTTGAGCCGGCCTCGAGCTCCTGAGACTTCTCCCCCTCGATATATGCGCGCTCGGTAATATGCAACGCCTGGACGGTTCCTCCTCGGAGTTTTAGGGCCACATAGATTTCCGAGTCGAGCGGCTGGCCGTCGTATGTCTCTTTAAACTTGAACATTCGGAGCGTGTTACGTTCCGTTTTTGGTTTTATATTCTCCGGGAGATTCTCGAATGCGCGGTCCACGATCTCGAATATTTTATCGAGCGTTTCGCGTTCGTGAGCGATGATCGCGGCGCCGTGTCCAGGCGTCCACAGGGCGTCATCGAGATAATCAATACAGAATAAAGTCGTTACGCCACCCTGGCGATATTTAAGAATCCTCGCGCGGAGGCGGGACCCCATAGCGGCCAGGATCATAAGCTGGACCCTGGACGGTTTGAATGTAATTAGGCGGCCGTCTTTATCGAGAATTTTATATAGATGAGTGAGCCGCCACCATTTATTCCGTAGGCGGGACGGTCGGCTCGCTGGTATCATCCGTTTTCTTCTCTCCGTTTTGTTTATCGAGCTCGGCCTGGGCGTTCGCGGCTACATCGTCGCGCTGGGATTTATCATCGTCCAGGTCGTCGAGAGTATCCTCGATCGAGCGGTTATTGTTATCCACCACCTTTTTATCTTCCCACTCGAAATTATTCGTCAGGTTGAATTTAATTCCGTTTGAAACACCGGAGCGATGGAGGGCTCGTTCGTTCCATTCCTCGACGCGCTGATATGCGTCCTCTATGGAGAGAATTAATTCTTGACGTAGTTCGGGAGATATTTCGGATGAATAGTGCTCCTCGCGCCTGTAATTTAACAGAGTGCGGCGGGATACTTGGAGAGATCGAGCGAGCCCGGTAACAGTGTAGGGAATTTGATCGGTCAGGACTTCGCGTTCCTCGTAAATGACGTGGCCCTTTTGGTTCGTGCCATTCTCGACGCGCTGTTTCTCGAAATGCGGATCGCAATTATCGAAATAGTTCTGGATCTTCTGATTCAGTTCGGTTACATCTTTAAATATAAATGGACGCCCGGCTGGGGGTCCTTGTAGATTCTCGGGGATATCGCTCATAGTTGCTACCTTTCTCCGTTTTTTACGCGGTATCGTATCCGCTAAATAGGTTATTACATCGTCATTATAGCATTACCGCTATCTCTGTTTACGAAACTCCGGGGGTCGATCATGGCCGATATGATAATATCCGCAATAAGTACAGATGTAGGGTTTGAGTTTAGCCCCGCGTTTCTTCCGTACCTCTTTAGCCATCACTAGAGCGGCCTCCTCGGTTTCGAGCTGGATTTTGCCGTTTTTAAAACATTTGCCAGTCGGCCCGGGATACCGCTTTTCCATACCCCCATCATAGAAAAAGTGTATACACTCTGTATACACTTTTCCGTCTGTTATGCGATGACTTCGATCGTTTTCGGGTCCGGGTGGTGCTCAGGACAGAACAGGGGCTCCTTTTTGAATTTACGGAGTTCGATCGCGAGCTGGCCTTTGATTTTCATCTCCGGCGTTTGATCGAATAGATCCACATTCTGTAAAAAGTCTCGATGTTCCGTTACGCGATTAAAGCATTCCTCGACTGAGCATTTACCCCGCCTAGTTACTCTCATCGGGGAGGTCGTCCACGATGAGCGGTCCCATAGTTGCGGCCGTTGCGGCGATCGAGACGGCGTTCTGGATAGCCTCTCGAGTTACTCGGACCGGATCAATAATCCCACTCTTTTTAATATCGATACGGCCATCCGGATTACTGACATCGTAGCCCTGGCCCGGATTATCTCGGACTGACTGAATAAGCGAATCGCCATTGATACCGCTATTTTCCATCAGAACGAGGAACGGCCGCTCGAACGCCTGGCGTAGGATCCTCGCGCCGTCCGAATCAATAGTCATTCGGCGAGCTATATTTACGAGCGTTACACCGCCACCGGGAACGATTCCCTCATCGAGAGCGGCTTTCGCGGCCGCTACCGCGTCATCCACGCGGAAACGCTTTTCGTCGATAGCTGTTTCAGTTTCGCCGCCCACATGGATTACGGCTACCTTGCCGGACAATGCGGCCGAACGCTTTTTAAGTAGATCCTGGGCGTATCCTTTCGCTCCCTCCACTTGATTATCGATCTCTGAGATACGTTTCTGGACCGCCTCGGGCTCTCCCCGACCGTCTATGATAGCCGTTTCGTTCTTGCCCGCTCGAACGCGTCTCGCGCTCCCCAGGACGTCGAGTTCGAGAGTATCGAACGATTCGCCGGAGGCCTCGGAAATAAAGCGTCCGCCTGTTAGGATAGCGATATCCTGGAGGATCGCCGCGCGCCTCTCTCCGAACTCTGGAGCCTTTATGATTATCGTATTGAATGATTGCTGGCGGTTATTGAGAATAAACGTCGCCAGGGCGTCCCCGGATACGTCATCGGCAATAATAACGAGATCCTTTCGATTGGCCTGAGTCATTTTTTGCATGAATGGGAGGATCGCCATAATATCGGAGATCTTCCGATCGGTAATCAGGATATCGGCGTTCGTCATGATCGCCTGATCCCGCTTAGAATCGGTAACGAAAAACGGCGAGAAATATCCCTGAGAGATCTCGAATCCCTTTACGATCGAATAATCAGTATCGGCCGACTGAGTCGTTTCTACTGATACCAGGCCATCCCGGCCCACTTCCCGCATTACCTTAGCGATGAGAGATCCGATTTCAGGATCGCCCGCGCTGATCGTGGCTATTTCCTGGACCCGGTCCCGTTTGCTATCGACATCGATTTCCTCGGCCAGATCTGCCAGGAGAACGATTACCTCCTCGGCGGCGTCCTCGAGCTCTTTACGGAGCGTCTGAGCATTTGAGCCGGCGGCGATGAGTCGGTTCGCGGCTTTGAATATTTCGTATGTCAGGATCGTTACTGTGGTCGTACCGTCTCCGGCGAGCTGATTTAGGTTCTGAGAGGCTGATCGAATCAATTCGACTCCCTCCGCGTACCCCAGTTCCTCGGCCGTTTTAGGCGTAAACTGGACCGCCTCGGCAACAGTTACGCCGTCATGAGTGATCGTGGGGTTATAGCCATTTCCGATAATTGCGTTTCCGGCTTTCGGACCATAGGTAGATTTTACCGCCTGTTCCAGGATCTCCATCCCTTTTAGAATACGGTTACGGGCGTCATCGCCATAAAATATCTGTTTCCCCATTATAGAACTCCCAGGACTTCGTCCTCTTTTACGATCGTAATTTCCCGATCTTCGACTTTAATATTTGTTGCGGCCGCTTTATTGATTACGACTCGATCCCCGACTTTTACAGTTTTACACCCTGGCCCGGTTGCGATCGCCTGGTAAATACTGGCGAAAGCGATAGCCGTAGTCTGGGCGAGTTGGATCCCGCCCTTTGCGGTTTCCGGCTCGAGCTCCAGGACGACACGCTGGCCGAGTGGCTTAATTGGCGAGCCCATTTAGAATCCCGCCTTTATACGCGCCGTTAGAGTTTGTACGTCCTGATCGATAGATTCGTTTATCTTGGCCGGGAATGATCGCTCGAGTGAGCCCCATTCCGGATCGATGATTTCGATATCGTCCAGGAATAGAGAGCGGTTCGGGTCCCCGATCTGATCGACGACGAGCGAAATATAATCCTCTGCTATTGAGTGTTTTACAACAGTTCCGAGAGAATTATACCATCCACGCGATACCGCGAATGCGACGCCGGTCGATTGCTCAGGTACTCCCTGGACGTCCATCTTGATAGTCGCCACGCTGGCCGAGTTGAGAGCTGGGCGGCCGATAGGATCTTTTCTCAGTTTATCGAGCGGATCGCCCTCCACGAGCTCGATCAGTCGTTCGTCCCATTGTGGGGTCCTGATGACTTGTGAGGCGCGTAATGGGAGGATCCATTCGCCGCGTGATAGTTTGGCGAGCTGGTTAATGATATAGCCCTCGGAGAGATCCTTTTCCGGCGCGAACGCTACGAAATCGAGGACCGGAGCATAGCCGATCAGGAACTCGATCGTTTTCATGTAGGCCTGGAAAAACTCCACCGTCTCGCGGTTCCAGTCGTCATCCTGGCTCAGTCCGACGATAAATTCAGTCGTGAGGCGTTTTGTATTCGTTCTAGTCAGGAGAGCCTCGATACAACGTGATAGATATAGCGAGTTCTCCACAGTCCCATCTATGAGGACTGTAATTCGTGGCGAGGCTTGAGGCTTGATAGCTTTCCCGTCCTTGCCTAGTAATATCGATGGTTTTTCCACGTTCTATTCTCCTCTCACTCGCGCCAGTTCGGCGTCGATCATTATTTTTACCATATCATCGAATGAGGTTTCCGGTTCCCATCCGAGGATCTCTTTTGCTTTTGTGGCCTGGCCGCATAAATAGCCGACTTCATTCGGGCGATAGAATTCCCGGTTTACCTTTACGGCTGGAGATCCATTCACATAGCCGATAGTATCGACTCCCAGGCCCTCCCATTTAATATCGAATTTGAGAGCTTTAAACGCGGCCTCGACAAAATGGAATATCGAGCGGGTTTTCCCGGTTGCGATAACGAAATCATCCGGACGGTCCGCCTGGAGTATTTTATGCATAGCCTTGACGTAATCGCCCGCGTAGCCCCAGTCCCTCATCGATGACATATTTCCGAGTTCGATCGGCTTTCCGCTATATTGCCACTCCACCGCGCCCCGGACGATCTTCTGAGTAACGAAATCGGCTCCCCGGATCTCGCTCTCGTGGTTGAATAGGATTCCGGATGATACGAAATATCCCTGGGATCGTTTCATAGCGGCGTAATGATGAGCGGCCGCTTTAGCGATCGCATACGGACTATTTGGATTTAGGCGGTTATTCTCCGTCATCATAAACTGGAGCCCGCCCTCGGTTGGCTCGACATCTCCGAACATTTCGGACGTGGAGGCCTGGTAAACGCGAGGAGCATTCTCCGGCCCATCGTATGAGCTCTCGACTGCCGTCATCAGATTTACGAATCCCTGGTAATCCTGATTCGATACTTCGGGGATCTTGAATGATAATCCGACGTGAGACTGCCAGGCGAGATTATAGATTTCTACAAGTGCGGAATGATATTTCTCCATAATACGGATGAGTGATGATATCGACTGGAGATCTCCATCCTCGAGGATCAGGCGGCCGGCGGCGATTTCTTCGGAAAAATCGAATTTTCCGCGAACGCGGCGAGGAGGTTCTGTGGAGATCCTCCGGACAAGTGCGATAACCTGATATCCCTTATCGATAAGATGTTTCGTGAGGAATGTTCCGTCCTGGCCGGTGTAGCCGGTAATCA